AGAGATCTGCGCTGATTTCCGCAGCAGGTTGCAGGGCAGCAGCTTCATACATCCTCGCAGCGGACAAGACGTGCATTTGGCATTCACTGGCGGTGAACCCATGATGAGCCAGACTGGCATCGTGGACATCATGCAGACTCTGCGCATGCAGAACGACAGTCCTCGACACATCACCATCGAGACCAACGGCACCCAAGCACCTCGCAAGGCATTCACAGATTTCTTCACCAACAAAGGCATGTACAACGGCGAACTGTTCTGGAGTTGCAGCCCCAAGCTGGGTACCAGTGGTGAAAAGTGGGACGATGCTATCATGCCAGCCATCGTGCGAGAATATCGCTTGATCAGCAACGTTGGTCAGCTCAAGTTCGTGCTTGACAAGAATCCCTTGACCTGGGACGAGCTTGAACGTGCAGTTGATGCGTTCCGCGCTGTAGATGTGAACTGGCCAGTGTGGATCATGCCAGTTGGTGCCACCAGAGAAGAACAAGAAGACGTGCAGATGTGGGTCACAGAAGAAGCGCTCAAGCGCGGCTACAATGTAGCAGCTCGCATACACTGCTGGATCTTCAGCAACGTGATAGGACGATAACATGAGCAAGATTCCATTCTCTTGGTTGCCAGCTAGCTGGGGGCTCAAGGGCAAGAGCCGAGAGCTAGCAGAAGCAGAATATTACCTAACCGGCTATGACTTAGACGTGGCCAAGGCACGTATCGAGCATGGGCTAGCAAGCCCAGAGTTCACCAAGAGCGTGCTAGATATCGATCTAGCCTATGGCAAGATCAGCGCATATGATCACGATACCAGATTGGCAGAGATAGGCAACACCGACGAGACTGCGTTGGCACTGGCCAAGCTGGATGTAGACCTCAAGCACAATAAGATCAGCGCACAAGAACATGAACGCAAGGTCGCTGACCTCAAGAATGAACCATACATGGCCATGCCCAAAATCAGCTGGGACCCAGTTGATCCCAGCAAGACTTTCTTTGAGCTGGATTACAATGATGCGTTCGTGCAATCGCTGCGATCCAACAGCTACCAGGGCACAGATGAGGACGTGATCAATCGCTGGCTCAACGATGTGTGCAACAGCATCCTGTCAGAGATGGCTCCAACCGATCCAGAATTCGTTAGCAACGTGCGGCGGATTCGCAGAGATGATGGCAAGACTGAGCACAGCTAACACCATAAATACTGTGTGAACCAGACACTTACCACACTTTTTGACAGCCCGGAATGGCCTTTGATATACAGGCAACAGGCCAGCCGTGGCATGCTTGACGAGCTCAAGAGCTTGCCCTATCCTGCCATTGGTATCGAGATAGGAGTAGGACTTGGCATGAACAGCTGGTACATGCTGACTGAATGTCCTAACATCGCCACCATCACCGGCGTGGATCACTATGCACCATACCACGACTGGGATAAACCGGTCACTCGCATAGAAGCAGAGGCCAACTACGCCATACTGCAGGCCAACATGCCACTCATGGGTGATAGGTTTAACTTCATACGCGAAGACAGCCAGAAAGCCGCAGCAATGCTGGAAGACGAAGCTTACGATTTCGTGTTCATAGATGGTGGTCACAGCATGAAACAGGTATTGGCAGATCTAGACAGTTGGGTTCCAAAAGTGCGTCCAGGTGGCTTGGTTGCTGGACATGATGCCAACCTATTCTCTGTTAACTTCGCAGTAACCAGCTGGGCCAAGGCACACGACATCCCAGCCAAGCAGGTGCGCATGGTTGCCAACGACGGTTGGTACTGGCGCAAATCTTAACAGTTGACACAGGCAGCAGCTATGCTATACTCAAAATGGAGGCGAGCATGGCAACTTATCTAATAATTGATACTCAGAACCTATTCATGAGAGTGCGCCATGGCATCAAGGCGCCCAGCACAGAGCTGCAGCTTGGCATGGCTCTGCACATTATATTCAACAGCATCAAGAAGGTATGGACTGATTTTGGCGGTAGCCATACGGTGTTTTGTTTGGAAGGTCGCAGCTGGCGCAAGGATGTGTATGCACCATACAAGGCCAACCGCAAGGTAGCAGCCGCGCAGCGCACTCAGCGAGAAGTTGAAGAAGATCAAGTTTTCTTTGAGAGCATGGATGGGTTCATCGAATTCATCAAGACCAAGACCAACTGCACGGTGCTGCGCCATCCAAACGGCGAAGCTGATGACATGATCGCCCGTTGGATACAGCTGCATCCAGATGACAAGCATGTGATCATCTCTAGTGACAGTGATTTCCAACAGCTGATAGCAGAAAACGTCATACTCTACAATGGCATAGCCAGCTTGCTCTATACTCACACAGGCATATATGATCAGGATGGTAAGATAGCAGTCAACAAGCAGGGAAAGCCCATGAGCGTGCCAAATCCCGAATGGCTGCTGTTTGAAAAGTGCATGCGTGGCGACGACAGTGACAACATCATGAGCGCCTTCCCTGGCGTGCGCAAGACCAAGCTGGAAGCAGCCTTTGAAGACCGGCATAATCGCGGATATACGTGGAATAATCTCATGCTTAGCAAGTGGTTAGATCACGAGAACGTAGAACATAGAGTGCGGGACGATTACGAGCGAAATCGCATGCTGATCGACCTCACGCAGCAGCCTCCGGACCTCATAGACAAGTTTGATCGTACCATCATTGACGAGGTCAACCAACCACCCAAGAAGCAAGTGGGCCTAGCGCTCATGCGTTTCTGCAACATCAATGGTTTGGTACGCATTGAAAAGAACGTGAATGACTTCAGCCCTACTCTGAGCGCATTATATGAGGGACAGCTCAAGATGGAGACGGCATGAGCAGCTTCAAGCTAAAAGAGATCACGGAAACCAGCTATCTTTTGGAAAAAGACGGCAGCAACACTGGTTTGGTAACCGTAACCGTGGATGGTTTCAAGGTCATTGGTCCCTTTGATCGCAAGCTGTTTGCAAATGCCGACGAGCTTACCAAATATCTAGGTGGCATGCTGACCATAGAGCCTCGCGAATCAGACGACGACAAGGAAGATGAGATAGGCCAGATCAACGGCTATCCGATCAAGCACAAGGCAGTGTTTGACGTTGAAGAAGGTGACATAGTTACCTATGCCAAGACAGCCAAGGGCAAGGCACGCTTTGCTGCAGGCTACTATGCTCTGGACTTTGAACACGGTTGGACTGGCAGCTACTGCCCACGCACGCAAACATTGGAAGAGAATGCGTTCATAGGACCGTTCAGGACCAAGCTGGAGATGCAGAATGCCATGGCACAGAAAAAGAGGATGTCAAAAGCATGAGCGACGAGATCAATCAGGTACGCAGCTTCTTGGAAAAGCATCGCATAGCTAAGATTTCCAACAGCAAGGAAATACGCCTCAACATGCACGAAGCAGACATGTTGGCATCCAGCATCTCTGTGCTGCTGGCAAGGCAATCAGAACTGGCAGACAAGGTGATAGATCTGCAATCTCAGATCATGAGCGCAGAGATCAAGCAGGACGGCGGCAGCTTCTGATCACTCTTAAATAATGAGTGAACAAGACAGATTGGCCTCATCAAGATCTCTGGGATCACGGACCCTATGGTCCTCTCAAATGGATCCAAGAGCATGGCATGGCCAGTGCTATTGTAACCAATCTACTAGACGAACAAGGTCCAGTAACTGAACAGGATCTGCTGGCAACTCGCAAAAGCCTGTTCGTGAACCAAGGTTGGCGATTGACACCAACTGGTACCAAGCTGTTCATGGACTGCTACAATCACTATAAAGCGCTGAGTGACGAGAACGAGATCATAACAGGTCGGGTACTGATAGGCATGGATAGGGCTGTGAGAGGTCCTTGGGCCTATCGAGGCAAGACCATCATCACTTTTGATGCAGCAGTTCACTTTGAGCTGCAGATGGTTGGTGGTAGTGCCAGAGCATTCGTGGAATTCAAAAACGCTTGACAGCCTAGCGAGATATGCTAACATGTGTGTATGAAATGGAAACATTCACAAAGCCCTGCACTGCCTAGCGATGACCCCTGCTACGAGGTCAATACAGAGCTGTGGTCAGCGTTCCGCGACAGCTTCCGAGACAGGTTTGGGTTTGGACCAGCAGAGAAACCGATCTACACAGAAGCGTTCTGCGCACAATGGATGGATCACGAGGTTCCAGTTGAGCAGTGATCGAGACTGGGGCTGGGCAGCCTATCTCTACAGGACCGTGATAGATGTACCAGATTTATCAGATCACGGCAACGTGCTCAGACGTTTCATAGCTAAGCACGACTACAGCATGGTCACGGCAGATGACACTGCTGTAGGCTGCGCTGCTCGCAAGCATTGGGCCATGAAATTGGACGAGATCCTAGCTGACACAGCTGACAAATATACCAGCGAGGGCTGGGCTATGGCCACAGGAAAACGCCCATTTATGCCTGCTTTTGGGGTTAGTTTGGTGCTTAGTTACTTGAAAACAATGGAAAAAATAACGGTTGACAGCCTATAGATCCATGCTATTGTGTGTGAACAACAGGGAGTATGCCTATGCTGTACACCATGGAAATCTACAAAACGGACAGACGCCTCAAAGCTGGCGAGCGCCTCTGCGGCAAGTACGAATATGATCGCCCAGATCTCGATGCCATGCAGCGCGAGGTCCGTGAGCTGGGATCGTTGTATCCTGCTGCGCAGGGTTATCGTTTTCAGATCCGCGAGACCTTGGTTACTCGCAAGAATCTGCTCACCGGACAGGAGTTCCAAGAGCGATACGACCGCCCATATCACTGCAGTCCGGCTAGCGAAAGCTACTGGAGCGCCTGATTTTTCCTATTGACACACCCTATAAACGTGCTATTGTAGCACATCAAACAGAGGAGTAAGCCAATGGCTACAGCTACTAAGAACCGCGTTCTCGAGAACACGGGTATCTCTCCGTCCCGCCTTAAGATGGCGTTGCAACACAGCATCAACCGCAAGCGTCCAATCTTCGTTTGGGGCCCTCCGGGCATTGGTAAATCTGATATCGTTGCTGAGGTTGCACGCGAACAGAATCGCCCGTTGATCGACATCCGCTTGCCGCTGATGGAGCCAACGGACGTGCGCGGTATCCCTTATCTCGCTGAGGTCAAGGTCTATGACGCAGAAGGCAACTTGGTGCGCGATGAACAGAATGTGCCGCTGACCGAGAAAGTGTTCAAGTGGTCCAATCCGTCGGACTTGCCCACTGACCCCAACAGCCGTGCATTGGTGTTCTTTGACGAGATGAGCGCAGCACCGCCCAGCGTTCAAGCAGCTACCTACCAGGTGATCCTCAATCGCAAGATTGGCACTTACGAGCTGCCCAAGGACGTGGTGATCGTTGCTGCTGGTAACCGCGTGAAAGACAAGGGTGTTGCATATAACATGCCCATGCCGTTGGCCAATCGCTTCTCGCACGTCACGCTGGACGTCAGCATCGACGACTGGAAAGAATGGGCACTGCTTAACCGCGTGCACAAGGACGTGGTGGGTTATCTCAGCTTCCAACCCAACGACTTGATGAACTTCCAGCCCAGCACAGACAGCTATGCGTTCGCTACGCCTCGTTCGTGGTACTTTGCGTCAGAGTTGCTGCAGGAGCCTAACAAGGACGGCGACATGGTAGACGTGCGCTTGCCTGACGAAGTCTTGGGCGATCTCATCAAGGGTACGGTTGGTGAAGGTCCAGGCATCAAGTTCATGACCTATCGCAAGCAGGCAGCCAACTTGCCCAACGCCAAGGACATCTTGGAAGGCAAGGTCACCAAGCTGACCAGCAAGCAGATTGACGTGATGTATGCGCTGACCACCGCGCTGTGCTACGAACTCAATGATGCTGCTAAGAATGCCAAGACAGATTCTAAGGCAGACGATGCGTTCCAGAGCAAGGTGGACGTGTTCTTCCGCTTCATCATGGACAACTTCGAGGACGAGCTGGCTGTGATGGGTGCCAAGACCATCTTGGGTACCTACAAGCTGCCTATCAAGGCACCTAAGCTCAAGAACTGGGTGGAATTTTGTCGCAGATATTC